CAATGCAACTTTAGTTCCATCTGACATTTGAACCTTGTGTCGTACCCCTCCAGAATAAAACACGAAATGATTGGCTAAATAGTCAAACAAATCCATTGATGGAGCTAATCCTGCCGTCCAGGTGGTCGGTGTAAAGGTCGGACCTATCACAGTATCTCTACTTGACGTTAACTTCATTAACTGTTCAAAAGATACCATGTCGGTAGCATAATCCTTGATAGGAACAGCATCTCCTAACCAAAGCTCATTCTTGCTAAGGGTACTAACTGAATGAGCTTCAACAGCGTCTTCCTGAGCAGGACAACATGGTGACCTAAGTCTAAAATCAGGTCCAGCTGAGTTCCATATCATTAGTTTTATCGACGTAACTCCTGAACCTGACCCTTTGATAGCATCACAGTTCAAAAGCACTGTAGAATAGTATCCTACCGTCAATCCACTTTCGGTTGTCTGCCACGGTCTAGTACTAATGTACGGTACTACGAGCGTGACCCAGGTTGTACCTCTAACAGTTATGTTTGCAAAGGGAATATTGCTAACATTTGACACATCAGGGGCCAATTTCAAATATGCAGTAAATCTTCCTGTAATGAAAGGGGAAGTTATAAAGCACAAATGAAATCTAATACTACCTCTCCAAAAACGCGCACACTGAGCCAACGAACACAACCTAGTAGTCACAACATCAGATTTATAATAGGGGTGAGCCGTTAAAATCTGATATTGATCCGACAAAGTAAATGCAGCTAGATTAACATACGAAGGAACGGACAGATAATCCAACAAAGAATGTTCTTTATTCTCATCCGGACCCGGAAACTCAGCATTCCAATTCAATCCAGGACAACTCACAACACTTGGCCACATTACATTATCACCAAATGTTGATTGTCTCATAATCGCTGTAGGAGTGTTTCCTTCACCTGCTGTGACATTTCCTTTTATTGCATCTTGAACTTCATTTGCCGACTTTATCACTTCAGTGGCTGTATTGAACAACGAACTGGCATATGAACCTACCGTTATTGCTCCAACAGCTACAGCTCCTACTGTACGAGCTATGTTTTCAGACCTAAAAGCGTGAGCTTCTACACACATTCTTGCAGAAGCCTTGCTTGCATTCTTTCTTTCCTTTACCAAATCTCTTCCTATAGGTCCTGCAACCTGAGGATTGACAAATCTAGCAAAATAAGTTAAATCTACTGATGGGGATGTCCCTGTATCTGTGGAACTTATGTCCATAGGGGCTACACAGTGCACGACAAACGAATTGTCTACACTGGTAACTAGACCTAATGTGTCATAATAATCCAACGGACATCTCCAAGGAATAGTAAATCCAAC